GATTGTATCGCGGACGACATCGAGTTCGCCGAAAGTAAACGCGCCCAGGAAGGAACGCCCACAACCGAAACGCCCGCGTCCGATGAATTTATGAACATTCCCGACGGGCTTGTGGACGAATTACCGTTTAATTAAGGGGGCGCAAATATGTATACGCTTGTTATAAAAGGCAAACTTGACGGGTTGAACAATTATACAAGGGCTTGCAGGACAAACCAGTATGTCGGGGCGCGAATGAAGAAGAAAAACGAAGACATTATAACGGCGCACATATTTTCACAGTTGCGGGGCGTCCATATTGCTGGACGGGTGCGCCTGGCGTTCCGCTGGTATGAAGTGAATAAAAAACGGGACCTGGACAATATATGCTTTGCTAAAAAATTCATACTTGACGCGCTTGTCGAAAACGGCGTGATTGAGTGTGACGGCTGGCGGGGCGTTGAAGGTTTTACGGATTCTTTTTTCATAGATTCCAAAAACCCACGAATCGAAGTTGATATAACGGAGGTATAAAAATGAGAGAAATAAAAAACACGCAAAAGATTGTTGAAAGAGTGTTGAGAGAACACCCCGACGCACGAAACAGCGACCATGTATTATATGCCCGCGTATGTGCGGAACTGGGCGACGATTACAAGGACATTTCCATTGTGTTCGCATTTATGAACCGCAAGGCGTTAAAACTTCCGAATTTTGAAACGGTCGGCAGATGCAGACGGAAATTGCAAAACATTTTTCCCGAACTTGCCAGCGATTCCGAAGTGGAATACGCGCGAAGCGTCAAAGAAGAAACATTCAAGGAGTACGCGAAAACATGAGCAAAGAACAAATCGACTATTTAAAATTTATTATTTTTACATACGGCGCGGAATCACAAAAGGACATGGCAATCGAAGAATGTTCCGAACTTACCAAAGCAATATTGAAAGAACGTCGGGGCAAAGGAACCGCAACGGACGTTATAGACGAAATTGCGGACGTGTTAATCATGTGTGAACAGTTGAAAATCATGTACGATTGCGAAAGCGCGGTAAATGAAAGAATCGACTATAAAATCAAAAGACAGTTGGCAAGAATAGGAGGGGCATAAATGAAAATCTATATCAGCGGAAAAATTACGGGAACAACCGACTATATGGAACGATTCGCCAGGGCCGAAAAGCATTTACGCGATGCGGGGTTTATTCCAGTAAATCCCGCAAAGGTAAACGGCCAGCTTCCGCCCGAAACAACACATTCCGAATACATGGTAACAAGCCTTGCAATGCTTGAGTTTTGCGAATGTATTTATATGTTGGACGGCTGGAAGACGTCGCCAGGGGCAAATATGGAGTTCGGATTCGCGCTTGCGAATGACAAAAAGATTTATTTTGAGGGGGAATTATAAATGGCCGAAAGAAGAATGTTTGCAAAAACCATAATCGATAGTGACGCGTTCCTGGATATGCCGTTGTCTTCGCAATCTTTATATTTTCACTTATCCATGCGGGCAGACGACGACGGATTTATAAACAACCCGCGGAAAATACAACGAATGGTTGGCGCATCGGAAGACGATTTAAAATTGTTAATCGCAAAAAATTTTATAATTCCGTTCGAATCGGGAATCGTTGTTATAAAGCATTGGAAAATCCACAACTACATACAATCCGACCGCTACAAACCGACTGTATACATTGAAGAAAAGAAGTGCTTGGAAATCAAAAATAACCGCGCATATACGCTTGGTATACCAAACGACAACCAAATGGATACAGAATGTATACAAAATGTATCCGATATGGATACCCAGTATAGGTTAGGTAAGGATAGGTTAGGTAAGGATAGTTTAGAGTTAGGTAAGGATATGGAAGGTCCCGACATAAATGTCGCGACCACGTCCCCGCCCAAACCGTCAAAGCATAAATACGGCGAATATAAAAACGTATTGCTAACAGACGAAGAACTGGAAAAGCTGAAAGACGAATACATCGACATCGAAGAACGCATCGAAAATCTTTCCGCGTATATTGCCAGCACTGGGAAGAAATATAAAAGTCATTATGCAACGATTCGAAACTGGGCGCGTAAAGATGCAAAACAGAAGCAGAAGCAGGAACCAAAAGGCCGTCTTGATTGGATAGACGATATTTAGGAGGGCGCACAATGGATTTTAACGAATTTAAAGTTTTAGTTAAAGGCATGAAGGCCGTGTATACTTCCGAACGATTCTTGCCCGACGCGGATTCGGTAAAAATATGGTTCCAAATGTTGCAGGACATCGAATATAAAACGGCATCTGCAGGAATACAAAAATATATTTTAACGAATAAATTTCCGCCCACAATCGCCGACATTCGGGAAATATGCGCCACGGTTACAAGTGGCGAGATTCCCGACTGGGGGGACGGCTGGGAAAAGGTAAAAAAAGCGATTCGTTATTACGGTTCATATCGCGAAGGCGAAGCATTGGCAACGCTGGACGATTTGACGCGACAGTGTGTCGAACGCCTGGGATTTCGCAATTTGTGTTTGAGTGAAAACGAAATGGCGGACCGTGCTAATTTTCGAATGATTTATGAAAACCTGGCGGAACGTCAAAAGAAGGCGTCGCAGATTCCCGAAAGTTTGCGCGTTTTAATCGACGGAATGTGCAATGCGAAAATGATAGAAGGAGGGCGCGAAAGTGCAAAATAAAGTAGAAATAACGAACATGACAACGGGGGAAGTTCATTGCTTCCCAACGAACGAAAAAGCGTCGTTGTTCCTGGGTAAATATAATAATTATGTTTCGGGCCGTGTTTGTGCTGGTTTTAGGTCGTTTACGTTTGGGGAATATAGCGTAAAAGTGAACGACATACGCAAGGAAGCCGATAGCAAGAAAGAAAAACATTTCGAAAGCGAAGAAACAACGAATATTCCCGCGCGAAAGACAAAAAAGCGACGGGGCAAGGTTGAAAGCCTGGACGAAATGGCAAAGCGGGCGCGCGAAATGGGTATCAGCTACGGGAAATTGCAGGAAATGGAATACACAAAAAACGGGGGTTGATAGAATGATAGTTTATGAGAATGAATGTTGCGGGTGCGCCGTTCCTGGTTATCCATGCACGGGCGAACACAAACGCGTCCCGCATTATTATTGTGACGAGTGCAAAGACGAAAAAACAATATACGAATACGACGGGCGACAATTATGTATTGATTGCATAGAAAAGGAATTGGAGGTGGTGGAATGAGTGAAACAAAACTTCTTCCTTGTCCGTTTTGCGGTGGGGAAGTGACGATAGCACTTATAGGAGATAAAAATACAAGGTGGTTTGTTACAAGAGGAATTGGAAAAAACAAATGTACTTGTAGGGTATTTATGGAAAGTGAACAGATGCCTAGAGATGCCTCGAAATGGACAAAGGAAACAACAAAGAGGGAACTTACAGAGAAATGGAACACACGCAAGCCTATGGATAATATTGTGGCAGAGTTGGAAAGAGTAGAAGAACATTGTCTTAATATGTGTGATTGGCAAGGTCAGAGTGCTATTACAGATGCAATCAACATAGTGAAAAGGGGTGGGGTGGAATGAAAAAGAAAAATTATAAATTTGTAGTTGTGGTTTGTTGCCAAGGACAACCATTTTATTATTACAGAAACACTTTGGTTGGTGCGTTATATGAATATGCAAAACAGTATATCAAGAAAAATAAGTACGGAACAATGAACTTTACATTAAGGCAGGAGTTTGATTAGAAAGTAGGTGTAAAATGATTTTAACGGCAATTATTAGTTTTATAATAGGCGCGGTTGTTGGCATGGTTTTAACGTGTATTGTGGTTGCGGGAAGGAGTGGTAACGAATGATTGACGAAGAATTACGGGAAATCATACAAGAAACCGTCAAAGAAGTATTACGGCAACGCCAGGTCGATTTTGCAGACTATCCGACCATATTGCGACGGATAGACAACGAAATGTATTTGTTCTTTAGGGGCGTAAATAACAAAGGCATCGAAAAGGCGTTGCGCAAGTTAGCGTCCGACCCGTACATTGACATCATACTTTTACAGTACCGCGACGGCGTATCAATGGCGAACATTGCGGAATGTATGGAAAAGGACATTTCGACCATTAAACGGCAAAAGAAACGGTTAATACAAATCATATACAGTTATTTGGAATAAGGGGCGGAAACGTCCCTTTTTCTATTGCGTAGGGGGTGCGCGCCGTTGTCGTCTATGCGCGACTTATTTAATTATATACAATTAAATAAAAAACGCAGGAGGGCCACAAAATGGAATATTTAGAGTATATCAAACCCGAATTGCTTGTGCTGGTTCCCGCTTTGAACGGACTGGGTGCAATTCTTAAAAAAACAAATCGTATCAGCGACGCGTATATCCCTTTGATTTTAACGGGCGTTTCGCTTGTGTTGACTTGTCTTTATGTATTTGGAACGGAAGGTTTTAGCGTGCTGGGCTTGTTTACGTCACTTGTGCAGGGTTTTGTTTGCGTCAGTATGGCCGTATACAATAGCCAGCTTATTATCCAGGCAAAGGGGTAATGCGGAATGAATACAAATGAAATAATCGGGGTTGTTTTAGTGACAGTCGTTCCATTGCTGGGTGGCATCATTGCGATAATTAAACCCATAATCAATTTAAACAAAAGCATTACAGAATTAAGTGCGAACATTAAACAGTTAAGTAAAGACTATTTAAACATTTCGCAAAAGTTGGATAGCCAGGAAGTCATAATCAACGACCACGAAAAGAGGATTTACCACATTGAACATCAAAACGATTGATTTTATAAAAACGGTATCACGAAAAGCGGTTGAAGACTGGAAGGACCGCAGAATCATGTTGCCGTCAGTCGTGATTGCGCAAGCTATTCTTGAAAGTGGATTCGGAACAAGTGAACTTGCCGTAAATGCAAATGCGCTTTTCGGAATCAAGAAGAACGGTTGGACGGGTAAAACGTACGTTAAGCAGGCCACGGAACAACGGCCCGACGGTTCGTGTTATACCGTAGAAAACACGGAATGGCGCGCTTACGATTCATGGGACGAAAGCATCGTAGACCATAATACATATATCGCAACCCGAAAAATCGGTGGCGAATTGAGATACGAAACAATCATCGGAAACACAAGCTATAAAACAGTTTGTGAATTGTTGCGTATATGCGGATATTCGACCAGTTTAACATACCCGCAGAAACTTACAGACATAATCGAAAAATACGATTTAACACAATACGACAAAGGGGGCGCAAGTATGCGAATAAACGTACACGCAGGCCACAATCCCGACGGGAAAAAAGCGTGCGGGGCAATCGGATATATTAAGGAATCAACGGAAGCCCGCAAGGTAAAAGACGAAGTTGTCGCAATGCTTCGTAGTTTGGGGCATACCGTTTTCGATTGTACCGTTGACAACGGAAACAACAAAACAGACGTTTTACACAAAATCGTCGCAAAGTGTAACGCGAACAAAGTGGACCTGGACGTCAGCATACATTTTAACGCGCTTGTTAAAAGGGGACGCGACGGCAAAACCACGGGAACCGAAGTTCTTGTATATAGCGCAAAGAGTAAGGCGAAAACGTACGCAACCGCAACGGCATCGGCAATCGCGGGACTGGGATATACAAATCGCGGTGTAAAATATCGCCCTGGTTTGTACGTTCTTGCGAAAACAAATTCGCCCGCAATGTTAATCGAATGTTGTTTCGTTGACGATGCGGACGACGTGGCAATTTATAACTATAAGACAATGGCCCAGGCGATTGTAAAAGGCATTACGGGGCAGACCGTAGCAACAAAGACCGAAGAACCGAAGAAGAACGACGCTTCTTTCCAGGTAAAAATCGCCGTCGACAGTCTTAATTACAGAAAAGGCCCTGGCACTTCTTACGATGTAGTTGGAAGCGTTAAAAAAGGCCAGGTATACACCATTGTCGAAACAAACGGAAGCTGGGGTCGCTTGAAATCGGGCGCGGGCTGGTTGAATTGTTCCGACAAGTACGTCACACGGCTATAAAACACACAAAAGAGGTTAAAAAAATGCAAATCATACAAAAGAGTATTGCAGAGTTGACACCATACGAAAACAACCCGCGAAATAATGACGACGCGGTGCAATATGTAGCAGAAAGCATAAAAGAATTTGGATTCAAGGTTCCTATTGTAATCGACAAGGACGGCGTTATCGTTGCAGGACATACCCGTTTCAAGGCGTGTTTGCGTTTGGGAATCCAGGAAGTACCGTGTATTATTGCCGACGACCTGGACGAAGAACAAATAAAGGCTTTTCGCCTTGCGGACAACAAAGTCGGCGAAATTGCAACATGGAACTTTGAAAAATTGGAACTTGAAATGCAGGACCTTAAATTTGTAGATATGAGCGTCTTCGGATTTGAAGAAATCAAAACGGAAGACGAAAACATCGAAACAACGGAAGACGATTTCGAAGCGGAGTTGCCCGAAGAACCGAAAGCGAAACGGGGCGACATTTACCAGCTAGGCGAACATCGTTTAATGTGTGGTAGCGCCACCTCAGTTAATGACATTGATGAGTTATTAAGTGGTGTATGCGTTAATCTTATCTACACTGACCCTCCTTACGGTATGAGCGCTGTATCTAAGAGCGGAGTGTTATCTGAAACATACAAAACTGATATTTTGAATGATGAAGATAATACAGTAGCTATTGATAGTTTTATTTTATGTAAGTCAAAATTTGAAAAAGTAAAACAAGTTTGGTGGGGCGCTAATTATTACACTGAATGTCTACCTTCTTCAGAATGTTGGATTGTATGGGATAAAAATAACGGTGGAAGTGACCAGACAGACTGTGAGCTGGCTTGGAGTAATTTTAGAAGTGTAGTGAGGCAGTTTACAATGGCAAGTGAAAAAGTAAATAGAGTACACCCTACACAAAAACCTTGTAAGTTATTTTCGCAGATTATAAGTAAGTTTGATAAAAATAATGAATTTACTAATATTTTAGACTTGTTTGGTGGCAGTGGCTCAACGCTTATGGCTTGCGAACAGTTAAACCGTAGATGCTACACAATGGAATTAGACCCCCGCTGGATTGATGTAATAATTCAACGCTGGGAAGCGTACACGGGACAGAAAGCAATCTTGCTAAACGGGGAGTGATTGAAACATGAAGGGACGACCAAACAAATATAAAAGTCATGTCGAACCCAGGCTGGACGAAATCGCCGAAATGTGTTTGACAATGACAGAAAAGCAAATAGCCGAATGTTTGGGCGTTGGTTATACGGCATGGAAGCAATACAAAAAAGAATTTCCGCCTTTATTGTCCGCCCTTAAAAAGGGGCGGGAAAACCTTGTAAAAGACTTGAAATCAACGCTTATTCGCAAGGCGCACGGGTTCCAGTATGAGGAAAGAAAGATAGTCAAAGAAGACGGAAAAGTCGTAAAAGAGGAAATAATGATAAAAAGTGCATTGCCCGACGTGGCAAGCATCAATCTTTTATTAAAGAATTACGACGAAGAATGGAGCAACGACCCGCAGGCGTACGAACTGAAAAAACGGGAATTAGAGTTGCGAGAAAGACAAGTAGAAGCGAATTTATTTTAGTTCGGAGGTATACAAATGATTTTTAATTACAACGGAAACGGTGGCGGTGGCGGTGGTAATAGCAATATGTATTACGACCAGGCCGAAAATAAAATATTCGTAGTGGATAAAAACGGGGTATCGCATGAGGTACACAAAGACGTAATATCCACAGCTAAATATTTATTTAAAGGTGGGGACGGACTGTTATGTAGTTATACTATCAACGGAACTGGCCTTATTGTAGAAGATACTATACAACGGTTAAATATCCAGCAGAACGCAGGAGGAACAACGGCCCGTATGATTTTTTCAAAATCACTTTCGGAATATGTCGGGCATGGCAAACGTCTTTATATCAAGGCCAAAGCTACCACGAACGACAACGTAACAGTCACATTAGGTAGCAATGCATCTTATGCTAAACCTACAACCGCAAGCAATACAGCAACTATGACGGTTACACCGTCAGAAGAAACATATTCTTTTGACATTGATAGTATGTTTACTGCTTCGCTTAAATATTTGGTGTGGGCGTGCGCAAGTAGTTACAATGGAAAAGTAGTGAGTATTTCGGACATGTATGTTAAGTGATTATGAGTTTATACAACTTTTACCGTTCAAAAGAATGGGTTAATTTATTGCAGATGCTAAAGAACGACCGCATAAACGCGGAAGGCTTTATAATATGCGAACATTGCGGACGGCCCATTGTGAAAGCATACGATTGCATCGGACACCATAAAACGGAACTGACCGAAGAAAACTACACGGATTTCAATATCAGTTTAAACCCGTGCAATATTGCGCTTGTGCATCATCGTTGCCACAACCTTATACATAACAAATTGAGTTATAGCAATCGCCAGGTATTTATCGTATACGGTTCGCCGTTAAGCGGTAAGACGTCTTTTGTTAAAGAGAACATGAACGAAGGCGACCTGGTTGTTGACATGGATTCGATATGGCAATGCGTAAGCGGGTGCGAAAGATATGTAAAGCCTGGAAGGTTAAAAACAATCGCTTTCAGTGTACGGGACCAGTTAATCGAAAGTGTAAGACTTCGTCGGGGTAAGTGGTTAAATGCTTACATAATAGGCGGGTACGCTTACCAGGGCGAACGCGAACGCCTTGTGGATATGTTAGGCGCACGGGAAGTTTTTATCGACACACCGAAAGAAGAATGTCTTGCAAGGTTGCAAGCGTGCGAAGATAGGGACCGCCAGGAATGGGAAGCATATATAAACGAATGGTGGCTGAAATATAACGGCGGATATTAGAACCGCACACGCCCCCCAGGGTCGAACGAAAGAAGGGCAAGGGGGAC